TAGAGCAATCTATGAAGATGGAATGAAAGATCTCGAAGTAATAAGAGAGATGATGTCCAATACTTATGAATTACCACCTCTAGATATGATAGGATAATGGCATTAAATCCCTTTTTTCTACAAGGATCAACGAGTGAACAGAATCTTGTACAAGATTTAATTAATGAACAGTTGACAATATATGGGGTGGAAGTTCATTATCTCCCTCGTCAGTATGCCACCACTAATACTATTATTAGAGAAGTAATTGAATCTAAGTTTAGTAATTCTTATCCCATTGAGGCATATGTAGAAAATTTTGATGGGTATGGTGATAATACCGTAATGCTTTCCAAGTTTGGTATTCAATCTAATAAAGAATTGATTGTCACTATTTCAAGGGAAAGATATCAAAATTATATTTCTCCTTTAATTAAGAATTTACCTGATATTGATTTACCAAATGTTGAAATATATGATAGACCTAGAGAAGGAGATCTAGTATATTTCCCATTCGGTGATAGACTATTTGAGATTAAGTTTGTAGAGCATGAGAAACCATTTTATCAGTTAAAGAAAAATTACGTATATACATTAACTTGTGAACTATTCAGACCAGAAGATGAGGTTATTGATACTGGTATTGAGGATATTGATGATACAGTAGATGTAGATTTCAACTTACGAACTCTTACTTTGGTATCTGCAGGAACCACTGCAACAGCAATCGCAGGAGTTGTAACCACTGGTGCTGTTAATCAAATTATTATAACTGATAGAGGTGAAAGATATACAGCTGTACCTAATGTAGCAATTTCATCTTCTCCTACAATAGGTGGTCGAGCTGTTGGTATTGCTACTCTTCTTGATGGAATTGTTAATTGTGATGGATCAGAAATAGGTTCTAAGGTACAAGGAATCTATGTACAAAATCCAGGTATTGGTTATATCGATAATCCTGGAATTGTTATATTAAGTAGTAACACTGATGGTGTTGGAGCTGCTGCAACGACTAGAATTAGTGATAATGTTGTTGGAGTTGTTACTCTAACTAGTGGTGGTTCTGGATACACTACTGCACCTTCTG